GCAGCTTTATTTCGAGATATGTGTTTAGAAACCACGCCTATCATGAGCATCTTCGCAATCGAAGCATGCTCTAATGGACACAAGTATGCACCGACATCAGCATCCCATCTAAATTTCCTTTTCAGAAAATCACAGATGGAAATGTTAACGAAAGGTACAGACTCTGCTTCTTTATCAGCCATAGTGTAAATGACACCTATGTCAGCGAGAACCGACTGGATAGCCGTGTGATTAAACCAATCAACACGAGATCCCATCAAATTATCGTCACCATAAGTCATTAAATGCACATTGGACCTAAAAGAAACACATTCCTGCAACGGATTTAAAATATAGTAGGCATATCTCATATAGAGACAATTCACCAAACCATTAATTATAACCGTTAAAGGGTGTCCAGAAGGATTCGAGCCATAAAAACGAATCAAATCTCCATTGAAATCAACTAAATTAAAAGCTGTATCCACAGAAATACCATAAATAATCTGAAGAGCTTCAGGTGAATAACCTGCAGCTCGACAAATATCAATGATAATGTGAAAAGCCTGTAAAATGATTTCAGCAGAGGCACTTTTGTCAAATTTCTTGAAGTCACCAGCAATGATACGGTCAGTACCAAAAGCTGTAACAAATTGATAAATTTCTTGCCACTCTAGCGATTGAGCTATCGTAGCAGGAGCAGATTCAAAGACAAAGCGCTTATTTTGTATTAGCCTAACAACACTCAAAAGATACTTTCGAACTATAAGGCTCCAAGCTAATGGAGCTCCAGAGAACTGTCGTGCTAAAAATCGTTTATGACGCTTAACTGCTTCATCCTTCAAAGAAGCAGAAAAGACCGGTGAGGCCATTTCTTTACGCTGATATTTTCCTAAAAAATCATCTACCATCTCCTGAATAGGGGGGGTTATATCGACAGGGTCGTACAACTGCCCAACAGGAGGTATCTTATTTAAAAAATACTTTTTAGATTTATTAAAAGGAAAGCCTGCACTAGTGTTACGGTTGATCTTATCTACATAAGCTACTCCCGCAGCACCATTCAG